TAGCCTACGCCGCAGACCCCGTAACTCTGGATATAACCGCGCTGGACTACCAGACCGGCAAGGCGGTATCCAAAACCTACGTCAACAACGAGCTATTTTTGCTCAAGGTTGACCTGGGCATACCCCGGTTTTACGACCTGACCGATATGGAACTTATTGTGGAGCTGGACGGCGTAAAGCTGGACGCAAACGACCTGAGACTGGAGGCTGGAACATATTACCTGAGCGGCATAGTTACCGACCAGCCCGCCGCCCTCCGTATAACCGTCAAGGACATGGCATACGAAAACGCCACCACGGCCGAAGAACTCTACAACGCCATGCAGAAAAACAGGACTGTAAGCAAGACCTACTATTTTAACGCCGCACAGCCCGCCGACCAGCCCATTGCAAAAAATCCCGTGGTGATACCCAAGACCGGCGACATATCTATTATAGCCTATGCCATCCCCCTCTCCCTGATAGGCTTTGGCCTCTTTGTGGCAGGTAAACGCAGATGAGCAGAGTAACAGGCTTCATAGAATACCTCGAAAGTCATGTCGGGGATATGTACGTCTGGGGTGCGCAGGGGCAGCAGGTTGACAGCATGAGCGACCCCTACGCATGGATAGAACGGCGCGAAACCAGCGACACGAATTACAACCGCGCCGTGAAATTCATGGAGAAGGCCGAAAAACGGCCTCTCTACGCGTTCGACTGTTCCGGCCTCATCGTACACTACATCAGCGACATAAAGCACTGGATGAAGGGCGACACCAACGCCCAGGGGCTTTACCGTATGTGCGGCGAAAACAGGGGCTACGCCGGGAAAACCCCCATGTTGGCGGGCGACCTCGTATTCAAGTACAGCGAAAGCAGCAAGAAAATGGTTCACGTCGGCGTATACGTCGGCGACGGCTACACCATAGAGGCGAAAGGCCGCGACGATGGCGTATGCAAGCGCAAACTGTCCGATGGCAACTGGACGCACTGGGGGCGGCTTGCCCTGCTCCAGCAGGAGGAAGAAAAGGAGGAGGTAAAGGAGCGGAAGATCATAACCCTGACGAGCCCCATGATGAGGGGCGACGATATCAAGGCATTGCAGACCGCCCTTAACGCTCTGGGCTATGACGCGGGGGACGCGGACGGCATAGCCGGTAAAAACACCATTGCGGCTATACAGCGGTTTGCACAGGCACACAGCATGACACCGACAGAGCTACCGAACGTGTTGCAGGCTACCGTATCCGTGGACGGCAAAATCTATGTAGGCACACTAAAAAAATAAGGAGGAGCACCCATGACCAAAGAATGGATATGGGCAATAGTCACAGGCTTGAGCGGCATTTTGCTGGGCTGGCTGGCTCACATAAAGACCGCAAGAAAGGACGCGGTTGACGCGGCGACACGCGACACCGCCATTGACACCGCGCTTAAATCGGACGTGGACTACATCAAGCGCGGCGTGGACGATATCAAACTCGATATGCGGGCGCAGGCCACCAAAATTGAGGACATAGACCTCCGCGTGGCTCGTGTGGAAGAAAGCACGAAAAGCGCCCACCACCGGCTGGACAGGCTTGAAGCACACAACAATTAAAGGAGGAAAAAACATGAAACTCTCGAACAAGGTATACGACATTCTCAAGGCAATCGCCCTGATCTGGCTCCCCGCCATAGGCACCCTCTATTTTGCCCTTGCGGGTATTTGGAACCTCCCCTATCCTGAGGAGATCGTCGGCACTATCACCGCCGTTGACACGTTCCTGGGCGCGGTGCTGGGCATATCCTCGGCAAACTACAACAAACAGTAGCCCCCGGACGGGAATCCCTTTCAATAGCCCCCGGCAAACGTCGGGGGCAAATCTTGTATAAAGGAGGTGTAGGCTTTTGGAGAAGCGGCCTCTTATTATATGGACAAGACCCTGCTCAATTCCCGCCCCCGGTCAGAGTGGGAAGCACTCATACACGAATGGATACATAACGAAAAAGACCGCTGGCTGATAACCCGCCGCCTTTTAGACGGGATACCATACGATGCTCTGACGGGCGAGTACCAGCTTAAATTTGAAATACCCCTTGAATATGACCAGATACGAAGGCGGTGCAAGGCTGCCGAAAAACAACTGAAAACGCACTGTAAATAGCCGATAAATAGCCGATGGGAGCAGTCCTATCGGCTCTTTTTTTATGCCAAAATTCAGGTAGAAGGGAGCGTGAAACAGTGTATCCATACCAACCTTATTTTAACCAGCAAACCCAATATCAGCGAACCGAAGTAGTCAAAGTGAACGGCGAGGGCGGCGCAAAGGCGTATCAAATGCCCCCTAATAGCTCCGTTCTTCTGTTGGATGAAACGGCCCCCATAGTGTGGCTTAAAACAACGGACGGGGCGGGGTTCCCCTCTCTCTCGCCTTACAGCATAACCCCGTATAAACCCGCTCCGCCTGTCGATGTGAACGGCCTTGAACAGAGAATAGCCAGATTGGAGGAAATGATAAATGCTAAACCCGATACTACAAATGCTAAGCGGAGGAAGTCCGAGGAAACTCAACCCACAAATGATAGCGCAGGCTAAACAGATGATGTCCGTTCCTGGGCAAATACAGAAGATAAAGCAGATGATAGGCAACGGCGACCCTAAACAGATGTTTTATGCGGCCTGCAAGCAATACGGGATAGACCCCGAGGATATTCTCTCTGAATTAAGATAGACCATTACCCGAAGCGCGCACGGGATTGGAATATAAATCGAAAGGAACTTTAGAACTATGGATAATATGCCCTCTCTCGCGGATATAGCCGCGGTAACTGATGGCAAGACTGACGGCTTCAACGGAGGCTTCTGGATATTCGCCCTTATCATACTTTTTGCTATGATGGGCGGCGGCTTTGGCGGCTGGAACCGCCAGGGCGAATTTGGACAGTATGCCACCGCTGCGTCTCAGCAGGAAATTCTCTTCGGTCAGCACTTCGGCCAGATCAATGACCGCTTGACTAACATCGGCAACGGTATATGTGATTCCACCTTCGCGCTGAACAACGCTATCACCACCGAAGGCCGGAACCTGTCCAACCAGCTCGCAAACTGCTGCTGTGAACAGAGGCTCGGTATAGCCAACCTCTCAGCGCAGATGAACCAGAACACCTGCGACATAACCACCGCTATCCACGCCGAGGCCGAGGCCACCCGCTCCCTGATACAGGCGAACGAAATGCAGGCTCTCAGGGACAAAGTGTCCAGCCTTGAGATGGATAACCGCATGTACGGAGTAGTCCGCTATCCCAACGGTTACACCTACAACGCGGGGAACTCTCCCTTCTGTGGTAATAATTGCGGCTGCTGCTGCTAATTCCGGCTATGCCGTGATATATCGGGGCGGCGTATGCTGCCCCTTGATTTTCGAAAGGAGCATAATAAAAATGGCTTGTAAAAATGTATGCAAACTCTGCCCCAACCTTATAATCTCCCAGGCCGTTACCTTCACGGCGGGAACCGGGCTGATAATCAACCTCCCGGCAGGCAACTATAACGATAATCAGAAATACTGCATCGTGGTAGCTCAGTCTATCCCGGCGGCTACCACTATAACCGCGCCCGTGTTTGTCACCATAGGCGCCGGCACGGAACAGTACCCGCTGATAGATAGCTGCTGCGCCCAGGTCACAGCCTGCGCCATACGCACCCGCACCAGGTATGCTACCATCGTCAAGACCAACACCACGGGCGGCAGCTTTAAACTGCTCAATAAAACTTGCGCACTCACCAACAGCCTTGCAAGCATTAACGGAGGCGCAGAGTAATGAGCTTTAAGGAGATCATACGCCTGATATCCGAAAGGCACACCGATATGGCAGAAGTGACCGATGCGCTCTCTGATATGATGCACACGGTAAAGGACCGTCTGCCGGAGGTGTACAGAGAAACGATGTATTGCCTCGAAGAAATAGCATATCGGATAACTCCCGAAGAGGCGCGGCAGATAGTCAAGGGTATGCGCCCATACGGTCAAAAATGGGACTATGATACCATCAAGGCGTTTCTGGCGACGAAAGGCATAACGGCGGTATGCAAATACTATCTGTGCATGAATATGTACTACAACGACAGCCACGATACCGCCGAAATGGTAGGCAGGGGAGAAGACCCGGAGTTTTATTTCAGCCTTGCAAAAGATTTCATTAACGATATAGACGGTAAGGATTTCAAGGTTGAAAAATATTTTACTGCGTAACTGGCAACCTTCCGGCAACTTTCTGGCAACCTTTTATTTCAAGCCCTAAAACGAGCG